AGGTACAACTGCCTTCACTCAACGCAATATCACCGTTGGTGCAGTAAAAGTTGAAGAAACTTTGTGTCCAAAAACTTTGGAAGCCAAATGGATGCAAACCCAAATTATGCCCGGTTCACCAACAATGGTTCCCTTTGAAGAGCAAATCGGTGCTGAAAAAGCTGCCGTAATTGCACAAACTTTGGAAACTGCAATGTGGCAAGGTGACACCGCAAGTGGTAACCCTAACTTGAGTCGCTTTGATGGTTTCAACAAAATCATCGCTGCTGCGTCTCCAGTATTGGCTAACTCTGCACCAACTGCATTTGCTTCTATCACCGCTGCAAACATTGATGACATCTTGGATCAAGTGTATGCCAACATCCCCGCTGCCGTTGCAGAGAAGGATGACTTGGTTTGCTTCTTGGGAATTGATGCCTACAAGTTGATGTTGGTTAACTTGAAGAATGCAAACTTGTTCCATTATGTTGCAGATGCTGCACAAACTATGGAAATGGTTTACCCCGGTACAAATATGAAGTTGATTGCCGTAGGTGGTTTGAACGGAACAAGCAAGATTGTTGCTGGTTCTTTGTCAAACTTCTTTATGGGAACTGACCTCATTGACGAACAAGAAATCGTTAAGCTGTGGTATAGCGAAGACGCAGACGAGGTACGAGTTCGTTTCACTTTCAAAGCAGGTGTGCAGGTTGCTTTCCCCGGAGAAATCGTTTACTTCACCCTTTAATCCATTAAGATATGCCTTGTTTACTTACTTCAGGATTCGCCCTTGACTGCAAAGATGCAGTTGGTGGCATCAAAAGCATCCACTTGATTAACTGGGCAACTTCAGGATTCACCGTTGCAAGTGGAGAAGTTACCGCAACAAGCGTTGCAAGTGGTAGCGTTTATACTTACGAACTTCCCAAAGCAACTGGATCAATGGTAATCACCACAACTGTGAGTGTTGAGAATGGCACATCCTTCAATCAATCGGATGTTGCTTTCAAACTTCGCAGATTGTCAACCACCAAAAGAAATGAAATGAAATTGTTGGCACAAGGCAGATGTTTCTGCATCGTGAAAAACAACAACGATGAGTATTTCTTGGTCGGTAAGGAGTACGGATGTGATGTGACCGCTATGGTTGCGAACACCGGTACTGCGATGGGTGATTCAAATGGATATGAGGTTACCTTGTCAGCGATTGAAGCGGAAGCACCTTACAAATTACAAGCTGGAGTTGTTACCACTTTGGGTATCTAACTGGTTCGTGTTTTCATAGGAGAAAGAGGGAGGGCAAATGCTCTCCCTTTTTTGTTACATAAAAAGTTGTTCGCTATTTTGTAGAGATGTTGGTAATTAACAAAGGGCAAACGAAGAATTGGTATGTTACATTGACGGAGAAGGCAAGTGCTGCATCCTATGTGTTTACATTTACTCATCGCCAAACCGAAACCATCGTCACAAGAACATTGACGGACATATCTGCACACAAAGAGCGATACAATCAATTTCAGTTCATTGAAGGCACTACTGCAACCCTTTTGGAGGGAGAACACGAATATAGTGTTTCAACTGCTGGAGGCGTGTTGTGTGAGACAGGTCTTTTGAAAGTACAAAAGACATTCACCGAGAATGAATACAACCCAACACTAAACGAAAAAATCTACATACAATGAGCAATTCAACAAGCATCATCGCTGGTGGCGATGGATTCAAGTATCACGCAACTGGAACTGTGACCGCAGTCGGTTATTCAGCTCTTGTGGTTCAAGAGGACACCGTGTTCACATCTTTTTCCGTTGACGGTACAAATGTACTTTCAGCACGAGGATTGAGTGCAGTCACTTTGCAACAAGGTGCGTATCTTCCTGCTGGTGGTTCTTCAAAAATCACAGGGTTCATCATCTCTTCAGGATCGGTAATCGGTTATTAAAATGATAGGCATCGGAATTGGCACACGACACCGCCTATACAAAGGACAAGGATGGGACATCGTGCAAGGATACAAGGCACGAATCACAACCGATGGTGGCTACTATGAGGGTATCTCTTGCTTACTAAACAAACTTAACAACTTATGAGCAACTTATTGAGTCAGGCATCGCTTGTGATGATACCAAGCGGATACAAAGAGGATGTTGTATATTCTCAAATTCCCACAAACGGAAACGGAGATTTATCCTTCACCCGTGCATCCAACGGAACCCGTGTAAATAGTGCGGGGTTGGTTGAGGTTGTGGCTTGGAATTTGGCGCAACAATCGGAAACTTTTGACAATGCAAGTTGGACAAAAGTAAACACAACAATAACCGCCAATAACACAACCGCACCCAACGGAACAACAACCGCCGACAAATTTGCACCGAACGGGACATTAACGGCGTCCTATTTTTCAATTTCGCAAGCAATTACATCAGGGGCAACAAGTCAATCACACACTGCAATTGTCTATGTAAAAGCGGGGGGGTTGGGGCAAATGTTGTTTTATTTGGGTAGTCAAATTGGTATTTATTTTAATTTGACAAATGGTCAATTTATTAGTTATTACAATGGAGTTCAAACAATAACAAACTATTCGAGCGAAGCGGTTGGAGATGGTTGGTATAAATACACAATAAGTATTTCGGGTAGTAGTGGCATAATTTACCACGAAGTATACGGCGCAAAAAGTGGTGCATTTATTGGCAATTATACAACCGCAGACGATTGCTTTGTTTGGGGCGCACAACTAAACATCGGCTCAACCGCCAAGCCCTATTTTCCCACTACCGACCGCCTAAATGTACCAAGATTAACTTATCAAAATGGCGGGGGCGGGTGTCCATCGTTACTACTTGAAAAGCAAAGTACGAATATCGCAATTTACTCGGAGCAATTTAATGATGCAAGTTGGGGCAAATCAAATATAACAGTAACGGCAAATGATGCGATAAGTCCAGATGGAACACAGAATGCGGATAAGATAACATCGACAAACGCTTCAAATACTATTCAGTTGGCTGTAAGTAGCAGTTCGGGAGTAGATTATACAATTTCAGTTTTTGCGAAAAATATAGATGCGGGAAATGTTAGATTGGATATGTCAAATGTAGCATTCGGCCCAGTTTTTACCTTTGCAACAAAAACTTTTACAACTGTCAGCGGGTGGACTACAAGTTATCAAGAATTTTCAAATGGATGGTTTAGATTAATTGCAACCCGTCAATCGAATACCACAAGTGCAAGTCCTCAATTTGGTTTAGATTCAGTTGTCGGAAGTGTTTATTTTTGGGGCGCACAGTTTGAGCAAAGCAGTTACCCCACATCCTACATCCCAACCACATCAGCAAGTGCAACAAGGGTGGCGGATGCTTGTTTCAAAACGGGTATTAGTAGTTTGATAGGGCAGACGGAGGGGACGATGTTTGCGGATTTTGTATTCACTAACAATAACACGGTACAAGTTATTATGTGTTTGCACGACAATGCAGATAACAAACGAGTTGAAATTTGGGCTAATGCGTCTAGTTTGTATGGGTTTGTTGGTGGGTCTTCAAATTTTAATATAGCATCAATAACCGCCACAAGTGGCACAAGGTACAAAGTCGCGGTTGCCTATAAAAGTGGAGATTCGGCATATTATGTTAATGGCACACAAATTGGCGCAAATTCTACAACATTTACAATTAGTTTGACTTCGTTAATTTTTAATTATTGGGCTAGTTCGTATCCACCAGATACAAAAATCAATGAAGCAATTATTTTCCCAACCCGCCTAACAAACGCAGAACTTGCATCACTCACAACAATTTAAGCAATGACAAAAACCTTCAACAAATTCGAGTTCACCCCCACCGAATGGGCAACGCTTCGCAAGTTAATAGAAACAACTACAACCAACCCCGATGGCGGCGAAACAACCACCTACAAAGATTGCGCCGTAGTTGAGTTGGGATTTTTACCAATTACCCCCGCAGTTTATGACGGGATGGAATTGAAAACCCCCGCAGTTTTAAGCGAAAAATGGGCGGTTGACATTTTGTTTTACACCGAACCACCAAAAGAGTTTACCCCGTTTGAGGTATGGCCCGACCCGATGGGGATTCATACATTTTCGGGGGATGATTCTTTGTACTTAAAAGGGTATTGTGAGAAATTCCCTGACAGCCCGTATTGTGTAATTCCTGATCCCGTAATATAATGACCGCCGTAAAGAAAACCCCCAATGCGCTACCTGTTAGCTTTGACCAATTTCGCAAAAACCCGATTGCTGCCGTGGCTTTTTGTATGCTGTTGGCTGTTAGTTATCTTTATGTTGACCTTCGTTCAGGGTATAAAGAGCAGATTGAAAAGAGCAACCAAAAGATTGATGCGTTGGATTTGAAGATTGACCGACTAAGCTACGCCCTTAAAAAGTCCGACAGCGCCCTTGCTGCTGCCATCACCGAGATTCGTATAATGAACACAATGCGTAAATTATGAAACACTTTACTTTGATTTTTGCAGCTTGTTTGTGTATTGCCATCGTTGCCGTTCCACAACCCAAGACCAAAGCCGTTCCAGTTGACGAGGTAGAGTTGATGCTTGAGAAAATTAGCAGCCATCTACAAGAGGCATCGGTTGCAACTGCACAGGCACACGAAATGAGTGACAAGATGGTGGAGGAGAAGGTGGTGGAGAAAGCAGAATTGAAAGAGGCAGTTGTCAAAGCGGAGGAGAAGGTAGAAAAGATGGAGGAGAAGATTGAGGTTTTTGCAGTCAAGATGGTGGGTGCTGGACTTGATACAACCACACAACCGATTCAATTCAAGGGAGTGATTTATGATGCATATTTGAACTATG